ATTAATTTTGCAGCCCTAAATAAAGATTCGGGTGCGAGGGAAAGTTTTGTGCCACAAAACGATAAATTTGTAGAAATAGACATTAGTGCTTATCATCCTAATTTAGCAGCACATTTGGTAGATTATGAGTTTGGTGTAGATGATGTGCACCAAGCATTTGCCGATATGTATGGGGTTGATTACAAGAAAGCAAAGGAATTAACATTTAAACAACTATACGGAGGAATATTTAAGGAATACGAACACCTTGAATTTTTCCAAAAAGTAAAGAGATATATAGATGATAATTGGAGGAAATTTAACGAGGATGGTTACGTTGAAGTTTTACGCTCTGGGTATTGGCTTGAGAAATCAAAATTAGATAACATGAACCCTCAAAAGTTGTTTAATTATGTTCTTCAAAACTTGGAAACGGCAACTAACGTTTGTATATTGATAGAAATAAATAAATTACTAAGAGGTAAAAAGTCTAAAATAGTATTATATACTTATGATAGTTTTTTATTCGATATAGATGAGAGTGAAAATTTAGAACAAGAGATAAATAAAATATTTAAAAATAAAAAACTACAAACAAAAACAGGTTATGGAACAACATACAACTTCTAACACAACTTTAACATCAACACCCCATATGTATACTAGTCGATATGATTTCGACCAGAACATAAATACAGTTGACGTGAATAATAAATTATTTTGTACTTTCGTAAATGAAGTAGATATAGACTCTATGGTAGAAAATGTGTCTAAATCATATGATATAATGTATAATAAAATGTTTGTACTTTTTATTAAGAGTACAGGAGAATATGTTATTACATACAATGTTGAACAAGGAAATGTTAGTGGTATCCCCACAAACACGATCCTAGTTCATCGTAAAAAAGATACTAATACTCTTTATACAATTAACGCACTTAATACTCTAATTAAGTCCCTTAATGGTGGTATTGTCGATACTAAATTTAGGGTTGATTGGCAACATTATCGTAATTGTATCCTCCTTACCCAAGGAAATGAAATCAAACAACTTAATACTAAAGTTCATAAAATAATTGATCTTTAAGCTTGGATATTTAATCCCCGTTTTGTATATTTAATCGTTTTAATAATAAAAATAATAATAAGTTATGGATTTAAATGAAATCAGAAACCGTCTGAACAGCATTCAGACAAAAAACGCCCCACAAGGGCAGCGTAAAAATGTTTTTTGGCGACCAGAGGTCGGTAAACAAACAATCCGTGTTGTACCTAATAAGTTCAACAAAGCTAACCCATTTACAGAAGCATTTTTCTACTATGGAATCGGTCCAAAAGTAATGATCTCTCCTACTAATTTTGGTGAGAAAGACCCCATTGCTGAATTTGCAAAGCAACTTCGCCAAACTAGTGATAGTGACAACTGGCGTTTGGCTAAAAAACTAGATGCTAAAATGCGTGTATTTGCACCTGTTATCGTTCGTGGAAAAGAAGACGAGGGTGTTAAATTATGGCAATTTGGTAAGGAAATGTATATGGATTTCCTAAATCTAGCAGACAATGAGGATGTAGGTGATTTTACAGATGTCTCCTCAGGTCGTGATATTACAATCACTACTGTAGGTCCTGAAGTAACAGGTACTTCTTATAACAAGTCATCAATCATGCCTAAAGTTAAAGAAACTCCTCTTGATACTAGTGCTGATGTAGTAAATGAGTGGTTAGAAAATCAACCAAACCCACTTGAAATTTTCAAACGTCATTCATTTGATGACATGAAAGAACATCTCCAAAATTGGCTATCCCCAGAAGATGATGAAAATGAAGGTGATATTATTGATGATGAAAAAGAAGTAGAAGCACCTACTCCTCAAAAGAATTATACTATCAAAACTCCAGCTGCAAAAGTAAGTAAAGCTGAAAAATTTGATTCATTATTTGATGATAGTGATGATGGTTTACCATTTTAATTAATTAATACATTATGGCAAAAAGAAAGAAAAGCGATTCGCTAACGGAAGCGGTCTCCAAAGAACTTAAAAAAGGATTTGATCTTAATAAGTTTAAGGAAAAGAAAATGCTTAACAATAGTGTTAAGTTTAAACCCCAACAGTGGATCCCACTTTCCCCTGCCTTTCAAGAAGTAACAAGTGTGCCCGGTATTCCAACTGGGCATATTGTTCTTCTTCGAGGTCACAGTGATACAGGTAAAACTACTGCTTTAATTGAAGCAGCAGTTAATGCTCAAAAAGCAGGTATATTACCTGTTTTTATTGTTACTGAAATGAAATGGAATTGGGAACACGCTAAACAGATGGGTTTAGAATTTGAAGAGGTAGTAGATGAAGAAACAGGTGAAATTGTTAACTATGAAGGTAATTTTATTTATGTAGATAGAGAAAACCTTAATACAATTGAAGATGTAGCTGGGTTTATTTTAGATTTGATGGATGAACAGAAAAAAGGTAATTTACCTTATGATTTGTGTTTCTTCTGGGATTCAATTGGTTCTATCCCTTGTGAAATGTCTATTAAATCAAACAAAAATAACAATGAATGGAATGCAGGTGCTATGTCTACCCAATTCTCAAACAATGTTAATCAGAAAGTAGTAATGTCTCGTAAAGAGTCATCACCATATACTAATACATTAGTTTGTGTTAATAAAGTATGGGCTGCTAAAGCAGAAATGCCTATGGGTAAGCCAAAAATGATGAATAAAGGTGGTTTTGCTATGTGGTATGATGCTACATTCGTAGTTACATTTGGTAATATAGCAAATGCTGGTACTAATAAAATCAAAGCNGTTAAAGACGGCAAACAAGTAGAATTTGCNAAACGNACCAATCTTCAGATTGATAAAAACCATATTAATGGTATTACAACTCGTGGTAGAATTATTATGACACCTCATGGTTTTATTGAGGATAATGAAAAAGCCCTTAAAGGATATAAATCTGATCAAGTTGAAGAATGGAGTAGAATATTAGGAGGTAGTGATTTTGATATTTTTGAAGAAGAATCATCAGAAGCTCCAACAAGTATTTTTGCTCAAGAGCCTGAATAAATACATATTAGGGGTTGGTTCTACCAGCCCCTTTTTGTATATTTACGTCAAATAAAAAGTTATGAAACAAAAAGACTACCTTAAACTCCTCAATGAAATAAGTGAGGGTAACGATATTGATTCCTCAAAAGAACATGATCGAGTAATATTAATCGATGGGTTAAATTTATTTTTTAGAAATTTTGCTATGATGAATATCATTAATCAAGATGGTGTTCATATTGGTGGTCTAGGTGGTTTTATAAGATCTATTGGGTCATTAATTAACCAAATCCAACCAACATCAGTATATGTAGTATTTGATGGAGTTGGCTCTTCTAACAATAGAAAAAACCTCCTTCCCGAATATAAATCCGGTAGACATACTTCACGTATTACTAATTGGGAAATATTTGATGATTTAGATGATGAACATAATTCTAAAGTTGATCANATTGTAAGATTAATNCACTATTTAAAATGCTTACCANTAAAAACAGTTACTATAGATAAAGCAGAAGCAGATGATATTATTGCTTTTTATAGTAAACANTTACCTGAAACATATGATTCAAAGGTAATTATTGTATCTAGTGATAAGGATTTTCTTCAATTAGTAAANGAAAATGTTACTGTTTGGCGCCCTATGGAAAAAACATATTATACNAAACAATTAATTGAGGANAAATTTGGTTGTTTAGCTGAGAATTTTATCTTATATAAAGTATTAATGGGNGATAATTCAGATAAAATCCCAGGTATAAAAGGATTAGGTGAAAAAGGCATATTTAAAAAGTTTCCTGAATTAAAAGAAAAAGTATTAACATTAGATGATATATATAATATTGCTGTTGATAAATTAGAGGAACACGTTGTATATGCTAGGGTAGTTCAAGATATTAAACGTTTAGAAACTAATTTTAAACTAATGGATTTAGATAAGCCTCTAATAGATGATAGTGATAAAAAATATTTAAAAGAATCTGCATCTTCTTTACCTCCAACTTTGAATCCTGAAGCTTTTTTACGACTTTATAACGAAGATGGAATTGGAAAAATGATTCGAAATATAGATTTTTGGATCAAAGATATATTTAAAATACTAAATAGTTTTACAGAAAAATAAGTTATGACATTAATTAATCTCTCACAATATGGACCTAACTTTCAAACGAAAGTTTTGTCATCATTGTTAACCCACAAGGATTTCCTTGTAAACATTCACGATATATTAAGTGAAGAATATTTTGATAATCAAGCACAAAAATGGATTATTAAAGAAATTCTAAAAAATTACGAAAAATATCATACAACACCTTCAATGGATATTCTTAAAGTAGAACTTAAGAAAATAGACAATGAAGTGCTTCAAGTATCTATTAAAGAACAACTTCGAGCCGCATATGAAGCTTCAGATGAAGATCTTAAATATGTAATTGAAGAATTTTCAGGGTTTTGTAAAAACCAACAACTTAAAAAAGCGTTATTAACAAGCGTAGATTTCCTTAACGCCGGAGATTATGATTCAATTCGTTCCATTGTAGACAACGCTTTAAAAGCGGGACAAGACAAAAATGTTGGTCATGAATATAATAAAGATATTGAATCCCGTTATAGAGAAGAAGATCGTGTTCCTATAGCTTCACCTTGGGAACGTATAAATGACTTAATGCAAGGTGGTCTTGGTGGAGGTGATTTTGGATTAATTTTTGGTAATCCTGGAGGTGGAAAATCTTGGAGTTTAATTGCTTTAGGTGGTTATGCTGTAAAAATGGGATACAATGTTTTACATTATACTCTTGAATTAGGAGAAGCATATGTTGGGAAAAGATATGATGCTTACTTTACTAACACCCCAGTAGATGTAATTAATAAACACAGAACTAAAGTAGAAGAAGCAGTAGGTGATTTAGTAGGTCAACTAATTATTAAGGAATTCTCCCCAGGTAAAGCAACAATCCACACTTTAGAATCTCATATTCAAAAAGTCACAGATCAAGGATTTAAACCAGATCTTATAATCATTGATTATGTTGATCTTTTAGGAACAAGAAAAAAGACTTCTGATCGTAAGGGAGAAATTGATGATATTTATATTAGCACTAAAGGACTTGCACGATCTTTAAATGTACCAGTTTGGTCCGTTTCTCAAGTAAATCGTGCTGGTGCAAAAGACGATGTTATTGAAGGAGATAAGGCTGCAGGGTCATATGATAAAATTATGATCACGGATTTTTGTATCTCTCTTTCTAGAAAACGGAAGGATAAAGTCGAAGGCACAGGTAGGTTCCACATAATGAAGAACCGATACGGAATGGATGGCATTACCTTCAATGTAAAAGCAGATACGTCTACTGGACATTTTGAAGTTTCTGACTATATAGAAAATGACGAAGAGGATACAGATGCCCCTCAACAACGTCAGGTTATTAAGGAAGTAGATTTTATGACAAGAAAAGAATTATCACAAAAATATTTTGAATTAAATAAAATATGAGCAAAAGTAAATTAATAGAAGAAAGAATTGTATATAAGCCATTTGAATACCAAGAAGCAGCTGATTATTGGTTAAAACAACAACAAGCACATTGGTTACATACAGAAGTTCCAATGATGTCTGATTTAAATGATTGGAATTCAAATTTAAATGAAACAGAAAAAAACATTATAGGTTCAATCCTAAAAGGATTTGCCCAAACAGAAACAGTTGTAAACGATTATTGGTCAGGGTTAGTAACGAAATGGTTTAGAAAACCAGAAGTTATTATGATGGCTACAACATTCGGCGCATTTGAAACAATTCACGCTGAAGCATATTCACTATTAAATGAAACACTTGGACTTGAAAATTTCGATGAATTTATGGAAGATGAGGCTACGATGGCTAAAATTGAAAACCTTACTTCTATTAGGGATAGTTTTAATGGTGAAAAAGATTGGCATGAAATTGCTAAATCACTCGCTATATTCTCAGCATTTACCGAGGGAGTTAATTTATTCTCTTCCTTCGCCGTCCTCTTATCTTTTAAGATGCGAAACAAGCTTAAGGGAGTGGGTCAAATTGTTGAATGGTCTATTAGAGATGAATCGTTACATTCCGAAGCAGGATGCTGGTTATTTAGAACACTTATCAAAGAGAATCCTGAACTCAAAACTTCAGAGCTTGAAGCAGCAATAAATGAAGCAGCTTTATTATCTTTACAACTTGAATTAAATTTTATTCGTAAATGTTATGAATTAGGAGATTTAGAAGGTTGCTCACAATATGATTTAGAAAACTTCATTAAAAATAGAGTTAATACTAAATTAAGTGACCTTGGATATAAAGGAATTATTTCCGATATTGACCCTACAGCAGTTGAACGTATGAAATGGTTTGATCACCTATCAGCAGGAAAACAACACACAGATTTCTTTGCTAATAGAGTGACAAATTATAGTAAAGGTAATATGGATTGGGATGAAAGTATATTTTAATTATGGATAATAATAGTTTAGTAGCAGATTACTCCTTATGGGAAAGAGGTAAAGATTATCCTGATTATATGGATGAAGTAGCTTTATCTACAATTAGTAAAGGATATTTAATGCCTGGGGAAACTCCCCGCAAAGCGTATAGACGCGTCGCTAATGCTGTAGCTGATAGATTAAACAGACCAGACTTAGCAAATAAATTTTTTAAATATATTTGGAATGGATGGATTGGTCTCGCTAGCCCTGTTCTCAGCAATACCGGTACTGATCGGGGTTTGCCTATTAGTTGTTTTGGTATTGATACTCCGGATTCGATCCGCGGTATTGGACTCACTAACGCAGAGCTTATGCGCCTTACTAGTTATGGGGGAGGCGTGGGAATTTCCCTTAGCAGAATTAGAGGAAGAGGAGAAAGTATAACTGGAAATGGAAAATCTGAAGGTATAGTCCCTTGGGCTAAAATTTATGATTCAACTATTGTTGCAACAAATCAAGGTTCAGTTCGCAGAGGAGCAGCATCAGTAAATTTAGATATCAACCATAAAGATATCAAAGAATTTCTACAAATCCGTAGACCTAAAGGTGATCCTAACAGACAATGTTTAAATCTCCACCAAGCAGTAATGGTAGATGATGCGTTTATGAAGCGCCTACAGGATCGAGACAGCGAGGCTATGTCGTTGTGGCTTGAAATACTTAAATCACGTGTAGAAACGGGTGAACCATATATAATGTTTAGTGATAATGTAAATAAAGATAATCCTTTAGCATACAGAATGAATAACTTAAATGTTAGTATGACGAATATTTGTTCTGAAATCACTCTACATACAGATGAGGAACATTCATTTATTTGTTGTTTATCTTCCTTAAACTTAGCTAAATATGATGAATGGAAAAATACAGATGTTGTTGAAGTGGCTACCTATTTCCTAGATGGTGTAATGGAAGAATTTATTGTTAAAACTAATGGTAAGGATTCTATGGTTCGTTCTCATAGACATGCTAAAAAAGGTAGAGCATTAGGTTTAGGCGTAATGGGGTGGCATACATTCCTTCAACAAAAAGGATTACCATTTAATTCATTAGCTTCTACAGCTTGGACTCATACTATTTTTAGTGATATTAGACAAAAAGCTGAAGCTGCCTCTAGACAAATGGCTTTAGAATATGGAGAACCATTATGGTGTAGGGGAACAGGTATGAGAAATACTCATGTAATGGCAATTGCACCTACTGTATCTAATTCTCGCATTAATAGCTGTTCAGCAGGTATTGAACCCCAACCAGCAAACGTTTACGTGTTTAATGGTGCTAAAGGAACATTTATTGTAAAAAATCCTGAATTAGAAAAATTATTAAATGATAAAGGTAAAAACCAAAGTAAAATATGGGATCAGATTTTAGCTGATAATGGTTCTGTTGCTAATCTACCTCATGATATTTTAACTGAAGATGAAAAAGAAATATTTTTAACTTTCCCGGAAATAAACCAACTAGCATTAATTCAGCAAGCAGCTGTACGTCAAAAATACATTGATCAAACACAATCACTGAATGTTGCTTTTGACCCAACAGATTCACCTCGTTGGATCAATCAAGTACATATGGAAGCCTGGAAGTTGGGTATTAAAACACTTTATTATTTAAGAACAGATTCAGTAATTAAAGGAGATTTAGGATCAAGAACAACCGATGATTGTTTAGCTTGCGATGGATAATATATATTTATATATAAAATTATAGGGGAGACATTAGTCTCTCCTTTTTTTTCATATGTATTAATATACAATTAAACAAAATTATTATGAAAAAAGTATTAGATTTTATTAAAAAAATTATTACAATCGTTAAAGATTGGGTAGTAGCTAACGGAGTTGAAGGTATTTTAGGTTTATTAGTAGGTTTAGGTCTTTGGGCCTTTGGTTACAAAATATATGCTGGATTTGCATTTGGTGTATTTGCTACTCGTAACTGGGATTTATTAAAAAAGTTAATTAAAAAATCATGAAAAATTTCTTCATAAATATGTTTGTAGGATCAGGTGGTACCTCACACAAACGTGTATTAGGTACTCTCAGGTGGTACCTCACACAAACGTGTATTAGGTACTATCGGTTTTATATCCTTAGTAGTATACTTATTTATTTGTTCAGAAGAAAATAAAATAGCAACTATTTCTGCAATTGAATACTTAACGATAGCAACAGTATTTGGAACTGTTGTTGAAAAATTTGTACCAAAATCAAAAGACTAATGCAAACATTAATAAAATGTCCTAAATGTAATACTGAATATGATCCTTCAGTAACACCTCATTGCCCTACTCCTAAATCTAATTATTTATGGATATTAGATAATGGTCATGGAGGTATAATTGATGGAGAATATCAAACTGCAGGTAAAAGATCACCTGTTTGGGAAGATGGTTCCCAATTATTTGAAGGTGAATTTAATAGAGCAATTGTAAATCGTTTGGTTAAAATGTGTGCTGAGGAAGGTATCGAATGTATTAATTTAGTAGATACACAAGAAGATATCCCATTACGTAAACGTACAGATAAAGCAAACGATATATATCGTGAAAGAGTGGATAAAGGAGGGAAATGTATATATGTTTCAATACACGCAAATGGTTTTAACCAAGAACCAGCAAATGGATGGTCTGTTTATACCTCTGAAGGTGAAACAAAATCAGATATAGTAGCCTCTATTTTAGCTAAAAAGGCAGAAATTGAATTCCCAAATGAAAAAATGAGGAAAGATACTCGAGATGGAGATGCTGATAAGGAATCAAATTTTTGGGTATTAAGAAAAACAGTAATGCCTGCTATTTTAAGTGAAAATTTCTTTATGACTAATAAAGACAATTGTTATTCTTATTTATTAAGTGAAGATGGTAGAAATAGAATTGCTAAAATTCACTTTGAAATGATTAAAGAAGTTGAAGAAAAACAATTAGTATGATTAAAAAAATAAAAGAAAGGATATTTCCTTTTTTAATAGCAACCTCTGCCCTGTCAGTCTCTGCTTCGGCCGCTTTCTATTCAGTTAGTGGCCTTAGCAAGCTATTTGCTGGAGCTGCATTTGCTGTTATAGTTATGGCCGCTTCATTAGAAGTAGCAAAATTAGTTATTGCCTCACTATTATATCAATATCGTAAATCATTACCTTTTTTATTAAAATCTTATTTATCAATAGCTTGTTTTGTATTGATATTAATTACCTCAATGGGTATTTATGGTTTTTTATCTGCGGCATATCAAGAGACAGCAGCAAAAGCTGGGAGTATAGATTCTCAAATAGCATTAATAGAGACTAAACGAGATAACGTTAAGGAACAACTCGCGGTATACAATGAGGAAAAAACAAGTATTAACACTGCCGTGAGTGAATTAAGATCAGGTTTATCTAACAATAAAATCCAGTATAGAGACCGGGAAACGGGTCAAATTATTACTACAACTTCTAGTTCAACTCGTAGAGCCTTAGAAAAACAATTAGATCAAGCTATTAATCGCCAAACCCAAATTAATACTAAGGTAGATACTTTAAACCAAAGATTATTTGATTATGAAACCGAGATAGTAGAAGTATCAACTAATAATGATATAGCTGGAGAACTAGGACCTCTTAAATACCTTTCAGGTTTAACTGGAGTACCAATGGATAAAATTATAAATTATTTACTTTTAGTAATTATATTTGTTTTTGACCCTTTAGCAATTGC